TAAGAACTGGTGTCCCAGAACTTACGGATGCTTGTATTGATCCAACACTACGCAATTGACTTCCAGCAACATTGTTTTCTGCTGGATTTGCCGTAGTTGTTCCAATCAACAAATCACCACCGCTGGTGATACGGGCACGTTCTGTTCCGGCGGTGCTCATACGAATTGTTCCACCGCTGCCGGGAGAAGTTAGGATTACTGGGTCGCTGTTAGTAGTATCAGATTCAAGAATTGTTCCATTGCTGTCTGTGTAAACAAAGCCAGTATTTGTTGCTGGTGATGCACGAACAAGTGCTATTTTCCCACCGTTGCCAATTGTAAGTTTTTGGCTGGGCGAAGTCGTCCCAATCCCCACATTACCGCTGGAGTCGATACGCATAACCTCTGCACCACCTTCTGCAAAGGCAATCGTGTCAGCAGCAGGAAAGAAGATGCCTGTATTAGCGTCTGTGCCACGAATGGCTGGAGTTGACGCAGACCCATCTACATCTGATATGCCGTTAGTACCGTCAATAATTACGCTCATAGTTTTCCTTTAGACTACAGTCCAGACTGAGCCAGATGAAACAGTCACAGTAATGCCACTGTTTACCGTTACTGGGCCAGCACTTAAACCATTATTTGTTGATGCAATTGTGTAGTTCTCAGCGATGGTATTTGCGTTTAACATTATACCATTTGTAGCAACTAATGCAGTAGATTGTAACTCACCTGTACTGGGCTTGTACAGTAACTTAGCATTACCAGTATTAAGCGTAGTTGCTGTACCACTTGTACTGCTTACAAATGTAGGATATAGATTAGTTGAAGTGCTGGTATCGTTAGAGATGGTAACACTACCACCAGCAGTGGTCCAAGACAGCGTACCTGAACCGTTAGTCACCAGTGCCTGACCGTTTGTTCCGTCTGTCGAAGGCAATGTCCAAGTTACATCACTAGCGATTGATGCAGGCGCTTTCAGGCCAACATAGTTAGTGCCATTATCTGTATCTTCATACAGTTTAATATCAGCACCGCTGGCAGAGGTACCAGATACAGCAACAGAGCCTACGAAGGTAGGAGCACCACTATCATCAAGGGTTGCTGAAGAATTCTGGATTAGTTTACCAGTAGTGGTATCAAACCTAGCAAAGGCGTTATCAGTGGCGCTTGCAGGGCCAACAACATCGCCAGTGCCGGTAGCAGGAGTAGTCCACTCTACGTCAGTAGCACCACTATTTAGTGTAAGTACCTTAGAGCCGTTGCCAGTATAGGAAGGCAGAAGATTAACACGAGCATTTGCTGCTGTGCTAGCGCCGGTGCCACCATCAGCAACTGCTAGATCAGTGATGCCTGTAATAGAGCCACCAGTAATAGTAACATTACTAGCGTCTTGCGTAGCGATAGAGCCTAATCCAAGGCTGGTACGAGCAGTGGCACCAGACTCGGTTACAAAGTTAGTGCCGTTACCAACGATAAAGTTATCATCTGTTGGCGTTAGGCCAGCAATGTCAGCCAGTTGTGCATCGTAGGCCTGGACATCGGTACCAATAGTAAGACCAAGAGAGGTTTTAAGAGTTGCACCAGATTCAACAACAAAGTTAGTACCGTTACCAATAATAACACCGTTATCAGTCGGTGTTAAGCCGGCAACATCGGCTAACTGGGCATCATAGGCTTGTACATCTGTGCCGATAGCAAGTCCCAATGCTGTCCTAGCACCAGATGCTGTCGTAGCGCCGGTGCCACCATTAGCAATCGGCAAAGTACCAGTAATATCTGCAGTGCTGATGTCCAACGCATCCCAAGATGAGTTAGTACCATCAGTTTTAAGATACTTACCGGAGTTACTGGTCTGAGAAGGAAGAAGATTATTTAGTGCTGCGTTAGCAGTGGAGGCACCAGTACCACCATCAGCGATGGCTAGGTCTGTAATGCCAGTGATTGTACCGCCAGTGATGGCAGCAGAAGCGTTATCAGTTTTAGTTGCTACAGCGGTTGCAATATTATTAAATTCGGTATCAATCTCTGATCCACGAACAACCTTATTTGCATTACCACTAGGTAGCGAATCTTTTGCTGCGAAATTGGTAACCTTGGTATAGTTAGACATTTCTACTCCGATTAAGCATACCAGATGGGGATATAACCACCAGCATCAGTAGACCATGCTTTGGTCAACGATGCGTCTTCGTACACATTGATATAATCGATGCCTGCTTTCTTGCCTGTTGTGCTAACTAATACATCTGCCCACATACCAGTAGAATAAGTATTTTTCTGAGTGGGTTCGGAACCTAGTTTTTTAACAGGGATATAATCAATCCATGCTTTTAAACCAGTAGTGCTACCAAGTTTGTTAATAACCCACTTGGTAGTGCCGTTGGTTGTAGCGTAGGTGGTTGGGAAGCAACGAGGTATCATATTGTTCCTTTGTTTTCTATAGCAACCTCAGTGAAGATGCTATAGAAAAGCCTCCTAAGAGGCAAAACCGATTGGTTTTAGAATACTGGACGACCTACCATCAGTTTGATGGAAGTCTCAGCCAGATTTACAGTTCCAGCAGTGATGTTGTTAAACACAACAGTCACCGTGTTTGCAGCAGAAACGTAAGCAGTTACTTGCATTCCTGCTACGTCTACACCAAGCGACACACCGAGAACAATGTCACCAAGGCCAACACCAGGAACGGTGATGGTATCGGTATCGTTGGTGCCGGTAGTTAAACTATCGGCATTGATGGTTGCTTTAACTGCCCAGAAGTCCGTAAACAGTCCTTGAAACTGCTCACGGCCTCGCTTGGACACTACAGCGGTAGCGTTAGCCATTTTTTAATCTCCTTAGTCGTTAGAATGGGGCCGGCCTTGTGAGCCAGCCCCGATTGTTATCCCAGGTTACTTGGGAATAGCAATACCAACAGCGGAGGTATCACGCAGTTCGCCAACACCGTACAGCGTATCAGCGGTCAGCAGCGTGGCAAGGTACTCTTGCTTGTACTGGGTCTGAACACGAACGCCGAGTTGCTCAATCAGCACGCCGTACTCAGGATGGAACATGACAGCAACACGAGCCTCGCCGGAGCCAGAGGTGGTGGGGCAGTTGGTCGAGACATAGACCTTAACGCCGTACACGTCACCAATCTGACCATTGCGGATGGAGTCGCCGTTGCCAACGAAAGCCTGCTCAGTAAAGCGAGCAAGTCCGAGCATCGTGTTACGAGCCACAGGCGGGATAACCAGAGCACGTCCGTCCATCGGTACATCGCTGTCATCCAGAGTCTGGATAACTTTACGAAGACCTGCGTCAGTGATAGCCGACTCGTTGTTAGAAGCAGCAACGTAGGCGGTAGAACCATCACCACCGAGAACAGCCTTGTTCCATGCTGTCGTGCCAGAACCACCCTGAGCCTTGCTGAAGTTGTTCAGCAGGTCGGTGTCGATCTGGGTAGCCAGGGCATAGCCAGCGTCATCGGTATAGAAGCGGCGCAGTGAGGACAGCGACTGAACTTCTGCGAGGTCTTCGATCAAGCGGCTATACTCATAGTGCTTGTCGATGTTCACAGTGATGCCAGTGCCGGTCATCTGTTGCATCGTAACAGCCGACTCAACAGTCTTAGCAGAAGCAGCACCACGACCAGGGGCGGGGAACGTGACAGAGTCACCTTTCTTGCCCTTGAAGTTCATCTTTTTGATTAGGTTAGCAACAACCAGGTTCTTCTTGTAAGAAGCAATGATTTCATCTTGCCAAATTTGCGGTACAAAACCAGCGGTATCGGCTTCTGATTTGATGACGAAGTCACCAGAGGGGTAAAATGCCATGATAAATATCCTTTAATAAAAGTTGTTAGTTACTTTACCCGACCTTCACGATATGCTTGCATAATTTCAGGTTGCATCATGTCGTACTTGTCAGGGTCAGTTTGCATGAGTTTAATAATGTCTGACCTACGAAACACTTTCTTAGAAGGTGCTTCATCGCTCCCAGATTTAACAGTAGTAGTCGCAGCCTTAACAGCCTGACTCCTGGCTTCCTTCTCAACAGATGCTGTCTGCTTTGCTACTTGCTGTCGGTCTTTCCATAATGACAGAAGTTCATCTGCAGATTCATAGTCATACTGTCGGTCTGCACGAACAAATAACTCAGTCCTAACTTTGCTTGCTGCTACCCAACTCTGGAAACCAGCGTCTTGCACAACATCAGTAAAATCAGGATGCTTTGTTTTAAGTTCATTCAAAGCCTTGGCTCTTGACATCTCCAAAGACAACTGTTCTGCTTGTTTAATCTTTGGATGATTCTCAATTGCTCTTGCTACTGCCTTATTTGGGTCTGCGAAGAAATCAGTTTCTTCTACAGGCTCCGTCTTCAGTTGCTGTTTCGCTAAAGTTTGGGCCTTGATATAATCATCGACAACCCTACGCAGTTCACCGACTTCGCTGCCTTGGCGACCAATTAACTTCTCAGCCTCCATGTGCATCTGAGCAATCTCTTTGGCACTCTTACCCTTATACTTATCAGGGAGGCCTTCATCTTGCTCTTGTGTCTGAGCCTGTTGTGCAGACTCCTGTGTTGCTACATCGGTTACAACTTCGTTAGGTTGCGTTTCAACAACGCCTTCTTCAGTAAAACTAGCCATTAGTCTCTCCGTGCCTTAACAGCATTTAGAAAAGAACACTTACAGATTTGCGGGGTTCTCTTGTCCGCTGGTACTACTCTTTAGTGGAAATGCCTTGTCTGCGTTCCCACTTCATGTGCGACTGTCGCCGCTTCTCCCATGCCATTGCGGCACCAGGAAATGCTCCTGTAATTCCTTCTAAACTAATCTTAGGAGCAGAGATAAGTCTGGTAGCATCGTTTCCACAGTGCGGACACTGCACGACAGTAACAGAATCATCAATATATTTTTCAGTTATGTGCCCTTTAGCACACTGAAAGTCAAATATTCTCTTCATTTAGTTCCTCATAAGCAGTTTCAGACAATTCCTTTAGTCCAATTAAGTAGTCTAGGATGTCTACCTGTCCTTTGCGGAACTCTATATTATCTTTGTCGCAGTTGCGGATGTTCTCGTAAGCACTCCGCATCTCAGTTAGGTCTTCAATGAGTTGTTTCCAGGCTGTGCCTGACATCATTTCTAACCGATATTCATAATATTGTTGTAATTCTGGCGACATAGCCCAATTATACTCTAAGTTGACACTTTTGTCAAGCACTTTTTAACAAAAATGTCAAGTATTTTAACTCTGACGTGCTGCAACCACCTGAAGATTAGCGATTTCCTTCTTGGTGTTGATGTCTT